AGTACTTCATATATTGCCATTGGTTCTGGCTTCATTTTCTTGCTGTATAAATATAACATTGCCATGAAGACAAATCTGTTTGCGTCAATTCCGAAGTGGTCTGGATAGAGTTCGCAATTTTCTACCTCAATAATCTTATCTGGATTACCAAGGCAAATCGAAATTACGTTTCTTTCCGAAACTGGATTGAGTATTGAGCTTTTCGAGTTTTCCTTCGTTTCTTCCTTCATTATATTCAAATTCCTTCACCTCACTTTCCGCAATAAGAGTTGCTTCTTTTGCAAGTTTTTTGTGCAGAGAAGAAGTTTCCATCCTCTCCACACGCGCCAATGTATCTTCCATTGTTACCCTTATGTATTCCAGTGAATAGATGTTTGGCTTTGTTAATATTGTCCAGTCAATTACTTTAAATATTTCTTCTTTACTGTAACCTTCTCCCAGCAACGCCTTTGCGGTGTTTATTGTTCTTGGCAAGATTCCACGTTTGCGTAAATCCGCACCCACTGCATTGCAGAAGAATAATGCAACTTCCTTCGCAACTGAAGGTTCTACATGTATATTTTCCATAAGTTGTCACCTAACTTTGTAACCTTATTATGTGACTCTAAGGCTTCGAATGCGTAAGTAATTCCGCCTCCATCAGCGTTATACCCAGCGCGTGAGACTATGTCGCTTCTACTGGCTAGAACTTTTCCTTCATCATCACATAATGTTAACATTGCCGCATATAATCTTCTCTCTATACGCTTCATAATTACACCTATTCTATAACAGGTGTTGTGGATGAAGAGAACACTTCTGAGGCAGGTTTTCCAGCAAGTAAATCTAAGAGTTGTTCTTTTGTTGGTATAGAAAAGTATTCTTCAAGGTTTACCATGTGTTCCTTCGCCAGCGCGATTTCTGCGTCAGTCAGTGGCACTTTGTCCTCCGCGTCTATGCGGTATGAGGTGTTTGTATCGGTTCCTTTTCTCTTCACCTTAATATCATACTCGGTAATGTCTCCATTCTCTGTCATGATATCGTGTAACTCCTCGAAGAAGGTTGTGGATTGTTCTAACACTTCCACATTTCCAGTTGTACGGTTTAATACATTAATGGAAAATTTCTTACCTTGCGAGAATTTTGGAACTTCTTTGTTTGCCTTCGCCGCGCGTATTACATCGCATACTGGGCAACCCTTTCCAATACATGTTACGCTGCGTGATGCAGATGGTATCCAGTGCGCCCAGCGTACAAATGGTGAATCATTCAGTGCGCGGATGCGGGTGATGCCTTCCTCGAACTTAGTAAAGTTAACTTTGTTTTCTGTTGATGCAGAGCCTTTTGTTAATTCATTCCATGACATAATTTGTTTCCTCCGTTTGTTTTTCATAGTTGTTTTTAAGTTCCATATATAATGAACTGGATATTCCAGATTGTATTCTAACATAATGAGAATAATCTTTCAATAGTCTTTTCACCAGTTTATTACTTGTGTTTGCAAGAAACGCCGTTGCGACAATAGGTTCTTTTTCTTCATATCTCAGCCGTTGCAGTGTTTCTAAGTTGTTAAATTTAATTGGAATAATATTTACGCGTTGCTGCACGCGTACATCATATTTGTTAACTCTTTTGCCATTCACGTAACTCAATTCTAATCCTGCCAATACTTGTTTATAATGTTCTGCGTGGTGCAATTCAAACAACATGCCGTACACTACTTTATTGCCCCAAATCCTTTTTGCGGAAGATGGTAAATGCAGTGTTCCATATTTGCTGTTTATCAGCGTACCTTCACATATTGCGAATGAGATTGGGATGAGTGGAATGCGTGCCTTTGCGCGGAATGCGCGGTTACAAAGCGTTCCAGTTAAAAATATAAGTTCTACCAATTTTATCTTCTCCTTCCGTTGCAGTGGAATCTATCTTCGAAAAAAGATGACGTCTAGCCACCTTACATCAAATATTTCCGCGTAAGAATTTCGCATTTCAAATAGTTTCTGCTCTGCAATAATGCGCGCGGCGTACGCTTTTGCGTTACTCATTATTGCGGCTGCTATTACAAATACATTTGTTACTATGCACGCTACTATAACCATTGTTATTGCTTCCATATAAATACTCTCTTTCTGACGCATTATACGCCGTTTACAGACACTTTGTTTAACTTCTGGTACAAATAGGTAGTGCACGGGATTTTAACCCGCATAGCCTAGTTTTTTTTAAACCAAGCGCTTTCCCATTTTAAGCTAACACCACATTTTTCTCACCTAACAGCAAGCATAACGTACTAGGGGGAGTGAGTACGCTATCTGTGTCTTTCGGGGTTTCTGGTTTGTGAGAACGCTACTATAAACCCTTTTTCGCGTTACGCAATGTAGGTACTCCTACATCCAGCCTTTCGGCGTACTTGCGTAATTGGTTGGGTAGGGATTTGAACCCTACATTGTATAGTAGTGGAGTTCCACGTTCTTCTATACGCATTATTGTCTTCAGCGACCATTCTCTGGACTTCCAACCATAGTGTAAATGAGACCGAGTGCTTGTCATCAGTCGGCGTTATTAGTTTCACTCATTTACATTATTAATTATTGCTACTCTCTGACCTGTTACAATAATTAAACATACACTCAGGGAATCGAACCCTGCCAATCGGTTTTGGAGACCAACTCGCCAGCCTTGGAACATTAGCGTATATAAAATAGAGCGTCTAGTTAAACACTCTCTTTTACTATTCTTTTAATTATAAATATGTAGTCCACTTTTGTTGAAAACAGCTTGTATTCACTACCTTTTAACTTTCTTCTTACATAATCCACCATTGCACCGTAGTTTATATTATTCATGCGGCAGATGCGCTGCATGTTAAACTTCCTCCCAGTGCGGGTGTGTGTGTCAAGGATGTGTTGCATGCGCAATGTACGCATTTTCTTTCCATCATAATCAATGTTTTCTACCGAGTTTCCCATACACAATAAGGTTGGGTCATTACTTCTTAACCCCCACGTGTCTGCGCGGTGGAAATATTCCTCCACTGACTCTACGTACTTATAATTACTTAGTTTATATGCGTCTTCCATATTTCCCCATCATACTTTCTGGTAAATAACAACCATTTCTATGTTTTAAATTACATGGTTGACCAATGTACACTCTGCTGAATTCTATTGCGAGAAGTATTTCTACATCTATTCGTTGCTTAATGCTTTTTGAAGTGCCTTTTTCTGTTATGTTGCTCCAAAACATTATCTCTTTTAATTCTTCATCTTCCATAGGAGTAACATTTCCCTCACATGGAATAAGAATACTATCCACCATATCAATGAATTGAATATTTCTATTTCCACTATATTCCAATACTTTTGCCGCTTTTATGGTTGTATAGAATTTTGCAGTTGGGTTAGTTACCTCCATCACCAATACTACGTCTCCTGCATAATCTCTTACAAAGTTTTTACTTGCCTCCGCAGGGTAGCGTTGTGTATGTCCATATTTCTCTTTTGGGAAGTCATTCATTACATATGCCCTATCTCGTAAAAGGCAACTTCTCGCCATTGGAGTTGTGCCGTCAATCAAATATAATTTACCTACCTCAACGTGAGTATTCAAATTAACTCCACCTTTCCGCCATTGAGAAACCATTTTCACTACTAATACTTATGCAATTTTCAACCGCGTGTTTGTTCGCGTAATTTACAAATTGCCATATTGCAGCACCAACTATTTGCAAACCTGTTGGAAGTACACTAATACTTGTTCCGCAAAGCGATTCTTCACTAACAGAGTCGTCATATAATGTTTGTTCGTAATTATTTTGCAATACTTGGTTAGATGGGTCGAGTGTGTAAATAAATCCTCCGTTACCTGCCATGCGTGTTTCAATAAGCAACTTCACCAATGGTTTGTTCTTCACTGCGGCTTCGTATATTTGTTTACGAGATGACATTGAGTCTGTTAACATGAACACCACACCCATAAGGCGTTGTGTACCATCTACTCTTTCATTATGTACAATAATGTCTGTCTCGGAGAAGTGACTACATAAGTCATATGCTGCGTCTACTTTACTGCTGCCAACGGCAGAGAGTGGAAAGGCTTGGTTAGGAATATTATGCACTTCAACCACGTCAAAATCCCATACGTGAATATGCTTCACTCCCATCTTCGCAAGTGCCAGCGCCACCCAGCTGCCTGTCGCGCCTGCACCGATGATGTGTATTTGTTCATTAAATAATTCATTTTTAAAGTAATTTGTTTGTCGTGAATAATCCAAAATTATTCCTCCGTTCTATTCATAATTTCATTCATGCGAACCTTACGCCAAAAGAGAGCGTCCTCGGTAATGTCTTCGATATATAGTTCTAATGCAGATGTTGGCACCCACCAACCCTTGTGTTCGTGTCCACTCATACTAAAATCGCAATTCGTTGAGTATTCATCTCCTTCTATTACTATTCCATTCATTCCAATTACAAATTTTGCATCACCAATTGGAAGAACTACGGTTACTATTTCATCTTCTTTAAATATCATGCCTACTCACCTTCTTCCAAAACATTTCTTCCTCGGTAAGTATTGTCGGAAAATATAACTCACTTAATTTATGCCATTTTGTGGAATTTCCATCTTTAATAGTTTCTTCGTAAATAGTTTTATCGCCATCGTGCCTAATTTGTCTTTGAATCGGATTTTGTCCTTCATATTGAGAAAGAATCCACAATCTACCTTCATTATCTTCAAACACACCCGCTAGTGTGAATGTGCGGTCTTTTGATGAGTAATTTTCTGTGTATGTTTTTCCAACTAAATCTTTCCAATTATTCATGTAATGCATTCCTCCAAAATTCTTCTTCTGGAGTAGGTGGTGCTGTAAGTTCTAACGCACGTTCGTGCAACCACCAATAGCCATTATTTCTATCAAAGTCTTGAAATTTTATTTTATATCTCTCACCTTTGTTTTGGTTACTTTGTTGAACAATTCTTCCAACTTTATTTAACACATAGTTACTGTCACTTATAACCGCCACAACTTTTACTTCGTCTCCAATTTTAAACATCTGGAAATTTTAACCTCCTTGAGTATATGTGCGCCGCGTCAAGCCAGTTAACCAATGTTTCTGGAGTAATACTTAGCGCGGAGCAGACATCTTCTCGTGTTTTATTTTCATCCACCCACAAGGTGAGGAGTATTTCTTCCAACTCCCCACCAATTTTTATTTCGACTTCTTTCATGCGTTTTGTTTTATGTTTTATTTCTTTCATTTTAATAATCGAAGTATGATTGTTTTCCGTAATATCCGTATTGTGGGTATTGCGCACGAACATCAACAAGATTAATTTCTTCTTTAACAAGTTTTTCACTCTTAATAACACTATACATTTTTTCCCTTGCGTTATAACTTAGCGTCATGAAATCCCACCCATAATCATCTAATATTTCTGTTTTGATGCGTGACTCAATTGCACTACCCAAAATATCAATATCTGATTGAATAAATTCCGAAAGTATCCATTCTTTCGTGACGCTGGTTGGGTCGACTTTTGTTTTTTCTGGAAGACCTGTTGTTTTTTTTTCTTGAAATGCCCTTCCCACGCCATAATAGTTTGTAATTTTATTATACATCGGAAACACCTTCTTTTTCACATCTTCTTTCACCACTTCAGTTATTGAGGAAGTGTACGCAACTATTGTTGAAAGGTTTTCTTTTTCCATCGCGGACTTTTGCTCGACAAGTGTTTTAATTGACGCCAAATATAACTCCTCGCGTCTTGCCAGTTCTTCTTCTAGTTCTACCTCGATAGGTGATTTTTCTATTTCAAGTGTTTCCACATTCCATACCACGTCTAGGCAATTAATACCCGCAACAAAGTCATACACATCCACCTTCATCTCGCCTGCTTTGTTTCCAATAACGCGGATGAAGTAGTCGGTATTTGTTGAGAACACCTTCATTTGACTGTCATCTTGTCCAGAAGGCGTTACACCCATGTTTACGTGGCTATGCCCCCAGAGTCTAAGGCTGTTCCACAATTCCATTCCATTGTCTCGCATAAGAAGCTCTTCTGCGAAAGAGGATAGTGTTTCTGGCTGTATTTCAGTTGTTGCAGCGGATGCGTTTTGTTTAAATAATTCCACATCTGTTACGTAATATAAGTGTTCTTCTGGGAAATATGCTACATACCCCAACCATCCAACTTCTGTTGTGCACGTTTGAATGAATGCATCCATTTTTGCCAGTGCATCGTATGTAAACAATACACTGGGTGTGCTGTGCGAGGAGTTAATTTCATACTTTGTAGTCGGCTTTAAGCGCGGTTTTAACATGATTATTCTTCCTCTCCATCTTCATCGTACTCGTCGTCATCATATTCGTCTGGTTCAACCTCATCATTATTTACAGTTGTTGGAACTGGAGTAGATGTTGCAGCTTTTTTCGCCTTTTCCTTCAATATAAGCTTTTTACCTTCAATCGCAGAAACTGTCTCAATAGCTACTTCAAGTGGCGCGGCGTTTCCTGCGGTTCCGTCTTCTTTCTGTACAATTGGGAATTGAACATATCTTCTACCCCAACCATCGTCGTGGTTCGCGGAAGACAGCCATTCAATTATCAACATTGTTGCAAGAAATAACTGGCTTGTGCGTGTATAGTCCATGAGGGAACAATCAATGTTACCAAGACATGGTTTGCCATCCCCACCTACGTGTGGGTGCGCGAGTTTATCGCGGTTTCCATCAAGACGCTTAATAGTAATTGCAGCTGTCGTTAGGTTGAGTCTGATTTTGTTTTTTGGAATAATAATAATTGCGCCGTTGCTTACGTAACACTGCATTTCTGCGGTTGTGAGAATTAGGTGTGCAGCGCCATCTTCAAATACAATGTCAATATCTGTAATGCCTGGAAAATCTTGAATCAACTTAATTTCATTTTCAGCTTTTTCAGTAAATGATGATGTAGAAGATTCTAATGTAATCAGTTTTTCGATTGCATCACTTACTTCCTTTGCCTTTTTCATGAGATAGACTTTACCTTTTTCGTACGTATCTCTTTCTTCCTCAACTGTACGCTTTAACTTCGCGTACTCTTCTCCTCCAAACGCCAATAATGCAATTTCTTTAATGCGGTCGTTATTAATCATGATAATATTCTCCTTTTTATTTGTTTTATTTGTGTGTTATTCTTATAGGTGTTCCTATACACATTACACTTACACAACAACAGTTTATTTGTGTAATATGTATAAGAAGCCCTGTAAGAGCGGCTTTTGTGGCGCGTATTACGCCAGTTTAGAACTAGTTACCTTTAACTTGCGCAGTCGCAACAAGGTAGTTGCCAGAACTAACCATAGTTGTTAATTCAACAACACGTCCGTCAAGTTTAAGTAACTTGTCTTTTGTTGCTACGCCAGCTTTTGCGAAAATGTCCTTTACACTTGTTGGTGCTTCAAAAATAAACTCGCTAACTGAACCTGGTAATACTCCTACTTTGATATTAAACATAATTTTGTTCCTCCACTTTTCGTTTTTTTTACGGCATTGCCGTTCGCCCCTTTGGGGTTAGTTCGAAGTTGCGTTTGACCGCGTTGCCCACAATATTTTTCATATTGTTTCAACTTCGAAGAAGAGAACGTCTAGTTAACGTTCATCTTTTTATTTTGTTTTTGTTTTAAGCTTGTTGCACAAATGAGAACGTCTAGCTAACGCTCCTACTTTTTATACATTCTTCTTTCTTCCATATTTACGCGCACAACACACTTTTTCATTGTGTAACGTCATGCGCGTAATATAAAAGAAAGGAGTTTTTCATGGCAAGTTTGGCATACTTGCTAAACGCGTAGGAGGCGGTGAAGCTTCCGTTGCAGGTGTAGGAAAGAATCTCTCACACCTCTTTTACGCGTAGACTTTCACCATCCCCAGTAATTCTTAGCAACTTCATTGAGGTTGGAGAAAGTTGTGAGAAGGTGGACAATTCCATTAGCATATGCCTCGCGGAAGAAAACGTTCCAGTTATATGTATGGAGTGTGTACCAACATTCAACACTTTTATTTTATTTCTTTCTGCAAGCAATGCGATAAGGCTTCGTAAAAATATTGTATCTTCTTCAATTGTAATTACATATTTCTCTTCATACTTCATTATCCACCTTCTCTCTTAATAATTGTGTCGTGTACTTAGCGCGTAGAATACCGCCAATATAAATATAATCCAAACAATGAAGCTGCTGAATATTTGCATTTCGCATCTTTCTGTTGTTGTGTGTGTTGCGAAGAAGAGAACGTCTAGTTAACTTTTACTTACCGTTTTCCAGAATGCCTCTTCGGGTGTTGGCGGTGTAACTAATTTGAAGAAGTAGTCGTCGTTATCAGCTTTTAAATCATTAGTTAATTGACGTCTTGAACTAATTGTATCTACATACATCGTCTCCGATGATGGGTGCACACTTATTACTACGCCTTTCCATTTTACGTCTTCGCGTGTGCGGGTGTACACACCATTCGTAGTAGGTAATGCAACTACTTTGTCGCCTACTTCAAATACATTTTTCATATGTTCTTCTTACCTCCTCCCAAAATCTTTCTTCATCTGTAGGTGTTCTGACTAAATCAAAATACTCATCTTTCAAAAAATATCCCGCATCTTTTAATTTTCCCGTTGGCTTTGCGTGAAAATAGCCTTCGTCATCCACGCGATAGACAACACCCTCCCAACCTTCTATTGTTGTAGCATATACATCGCTTGCTCTTTTGTTTGCGACTACTGTGTCGCCTACTTTAAATTTGCTCAACGCTCTCCACACCTTCTTCATCTACTTCTTCTAATCGTCCTGCGGTTGCAATAAGTGTGCGTAGAAGTTGCTTGTGCTTGTTTAACTTTGCGCGGCGGGGGCGGGAGGGCCTCTTTTCACTATTTAATTCTTGTTTA